GGCAACACAGAGACATTTAGCAGAGTATGAGACTGATGAATTTGATGCGGATGATGTGAAAGTATTTCATGTAAATGATATTACGGTAAAAGGGGTTACACAATGACAAGAGATAAACCATTAATTTATGTGGCACACCCATATGGAGGAAATGAAACCAATAAAAGTAAGGTTGATAAAATTATGTCAACGCTAGTTACAATGGATCCTGCTCATGTATATGTATCTCCAATCCATAATTTTGGGATGGTGTATTTTGATAAAGAATATGCGAAGGGATTGGAAATTTGTTTAAATCTTTTAGAGCAATGCAAGGGCATTATATTGTGCGGTGATTGGCAATACTCTAAAGGTTGTATAGGAGAATGGGCATATTCTACAGCAAGAGGAAAGGAAATCTATACTTTATCTGAATGGATGTCAAAACAGAAAATAGGGATAGAGGTTACTATATGACAGGAAGGGAATACTTATATTTAATTAGGAATACAGATTTAAATATAAGATGTAAGGAACGTGAAGTGTTTAGACTGAGACAGGACATCATGAGTTTACAAGCTATAGATTACAGTAAGGATAGAGTGAGTGGAGGGGAACCAATAACTATAGCAGATAAAGTAGCTGAACTTGATGCGGTGACAGAGGAGCTTATGAAAGAATGGAGTAAATATTTACGTGAACGTGAATATGCTAGATTTTTAATTGAGCAACTAAAGAGTCCAAAGCAGAGAGTTGTATTGATAGACAGATATATTAATGGATGCACTTGGGAGAAGGTAGCAGAATTAGTAAATTGTTCAAGACAAAATATTCATAATTTACATAAGCGTGCTATTAGAAATTTTGAAGAAATTTATAAAAAGGTTGCTATTATTTGACACTCAATATATGAGATACTGTATGTGGGCATGGATGAAGAGAACACTTTCAACAAGCCTCTAGAAAAACTACACACTATTAAGGACTACATCATACACAGATCGCACAACACAGTATGATGCGGTCCTTTTTAGTTTATAAGGGGTATTTGATGAAACACAAAAGAATTACATCAAAGAAAACAATTCAAGAAGTACGGAAGCAATATTGTGAGATATGCGGTCAACGTACAAATATAGAACCACATCATATTAATACACGTGGTAGTGGTGGTGGAGATATTAAGGAGAACTTAATACAACTATGCACGCAATGCCATATCAATACACATAGTGGACAATATCCAACTAAAGATGATTGTCTTAGTAAAGTAGCAGAGCGTGAAGGTATTACATATGATGAAGCATATGCAGTTAATCGTAGAGCAATGGGATATGATGTATGACTAGAATAAATTGTAACAGGGGTAGATGCTTAAATAATAAATATGGTATCTGTACTGCAGACACAATTGAATATGAGGGAATATGTCAAAGCTACATTACACAGAATGATGCAAGAAAAACTAATTGCGGATTATGTAGAAGAACACACGGAAAGTTAAAGCGTAATAGCAATACGGTATTAAAGTAGAGGTGATGCAATGCTAAAAGCATGTAGCTATTGCGGAAGAATACATGAGGGCGAATGTCCTAACAAACCAAAGAGGAACTACAAGCAGGAGCATGTAAATGCATCTGATAGCAGAAAGAAAGAACGGAAGTTCAGAAGCAGTGTTGAATGGCAAGACTGCAGAAGAAATATATTAGATCGTGATAAACATCTATGTAGACTATGCTTGCACGAAGATAATTATATTAGTGTAGGGCAACGCTTAGATGTACATCACATTGAACCATTACACGAAGCATGGAAGAAGCGTACTGATGAAAAGAACTTGATTACATTATGCAAGATGCATCACTACAAAGCAGACCATGGAGAGTATAAGAGGGAGTACTTAAAAAAAATAATTAGTACCCCCCCTACCATAAAATAATTTTTTAGCGAAAAAGTCCAAGACCGTACTGCTCACCACAATTTACACAATTTTCCCTTTTCAGACATGCGCACACGCACACGCAAATATATATTTATTTATATAGTAAGTTTTCAATATAGCAGAAAGGAGGTAGATACATGAGAAAAGCAGTATCTGTAAGGACTACAAAGAAACACTTAACAAAATCAGAAAAAGATAAACGAATTGCGGTAGAAAATGCATTTATTGATGATGCGGATGTAAAGGCCCCAAGATACTTAACGAAGAACCAAAAGGTTGCTTTTAAATTTATCGTAACTGCATTAAAACAAGCTAAAGTATTGAGTAGTTTAGATACGCAAACAATCATACAAGCAAGCGTTGTAATAGATATGTTGACATTCTCAAATAAGGAAGTAGCAAGTAATCCTACATTGGCAATAGATAGAGAATTTGTAGGCACGCAAGAAAAGTTAGTTAGAACATATTTGAAGTTATGCGATGAATTGTGTCTATCTCCACAATCTAGGGCAAAGCTGGGAGTGCTTGTAGCTAATCAAAAAGAAGAAGAACAAGATCCATTGCTTAATGTACTACAAGGGGGTAGTAGTTGATGAATAAAAAACATCCAGCATATAAGTACGCAATGGATGTAGCAGAGGGCAAAGTCAATGCACCTAAATATGTTAAATTGCAAGTAAAGGAGTTTCTTACTATTGCTAATGGTAAGGATAGCCGTTACATGATTGACGATAACAAAGTGTATACTATAGGCGAACTGCTTAAATTGATGGTAATGCCTAAAGGCTTGAAAGCAAACTCCACTGTGTATGATGCGATGGCTGGCTTTCAATGGTTATTCATCATAGCTATTCTAGGCACTGTGGAACGTGGCAATAAAGACAAACGAAGATATGAAAACGCTATACTAGAAATATGTAGAAAGAACGGCAAGACATTCCTAATTGCTGCTCTTTTTATTTTGCTTTTCTTCATTGAGCCTAAATTCTCTAAATTTTATTCGGTCGCTCCAGATGGTTCGCTATCTCGTGAGATTAAAACAGCAATTGAAGAGATAATCAGAAGTAGTCCAGCACTACTAGGCAAGATGAATGGTAAAGAAAAGTTTAAAATACTGCGTGATTATATCCATTGCAATATTACTGAAAACAGATATACACCTCTTAACTACTCAACAGGGCGGTTGGATGGTAAGTTGCCGAGTGTATTTCTTGTAGATGAAACAGGAGCATTGCCAAACACCTATGCTATTGAAGCCATGAGGTCAGGGCAGTTGACAATACTCAACAAGCTAGGTTTCATTATTTCAACTAAATATCCTACGCTTAACAATCCGTTTGAAGATGAAGTGGACTATGCAAAGCGTGTATTGAATGGTGCAGTTGATGATGATAAGGTATTTGCTTTGTTATATGAACCAGATGATACAAAAGGTTGGGCAACTAATGATGAAGTGCTAGAACAAAGCAATCCATTAGCAATTGAAGTAACAGAAATCATGGATGACTTGAAGGCTAAACGGCAAGTAGCTATAGAGATTGAAAGTAAGCGTGAGAACTTTATAACAAAGCATTGCAATATCATTTATAGCGGTGTTGGTAGTGAAAGCTATGTAAACGTAGCTGATTTACAAAAAGGTGCTGTAGATCATATCGACTGGAGCGGTAGAGAAGTATTTCTTGGGCTAGATTTAGCCATGACTATTGATAACTGCGCCGTGGATATGGTGGCATTTGATGAAGAAACAGAAAAGGTGTACCTTAATTCGGTGGCCTTTGTGCCAGAAGATAGGATAGATGAGAAGTCAAAACTAGAACGTATTCCGTATCGTGATTTTATTAACGCTTGTTATTGTATAGCGTGTGGCAATAGAACTGTAGATTATGGTGCTATTGAACGCTACATAATGCAAATAGAAGACAAATATGGGGTTACTGTGATGGGTATTGGCTATGATAGGTACAATGCCTTATCAACTGCACAAAAATTAGAAGATGCAGGATATACGATGGTTGAGATTAAACAACATTCTAGCGTATTACATCCTGCGACTAAATGGCTTGCAGAATTGGTGGCAGATGGCAACCTTGTTTATGAAAAGGGCAATAAATTACTAGAAATTAACTTTGAAAATGCACGATGCGTTTTCGATACGAACATGAATCGCTATGTAAATAAGAAAAAATCGAGGGGCAAGGTTGATATGGTAGTGGCTGGCATCAATGCGATGTATTTATTGCATCAAAATTATATGCTCAATAGTACCCTTGATTGGGTAGTGCAAATGTAGAAAGGAGGTGAGATATTGAGTTGGGTTAAAAGTTTATTTGGATATGAAGTTAGGGAAGAGCAAGTTTTAAATGAAAATTCATTTATTGATACTGCAGATGATATTGATTTAAATCTTCCAAGCTATGATGCAACTACACGAGTAACAAGGCAACAAGCATTATCTGTGCCAGCCGTAGCGAGTGCATTATTTCTTATATCTGGCATTATTGCTGGTATTCCTGTGAGAATGTATAAACGTGAAGGAAATACAATTGCAGAAATATTAGATGATGCACGGATTAAACTATTAAACATTGAAACAAATTCTATCCTTGGAGCATATGAAACAAAGCAAGCCATGATTAATGATCTAATTATGGAGGGGGCCTGCTATTGTTATATTGGCAAGAATGGAAATTCTGCAGAGTCATTGCAATATTTACCTAAACATAGAGTAAGCTTGTTAGATAATGGAAAACTAATTGATAGGCAAATATATTATCTAGTTGACGGAAGATATTATGATAATTTCAATATTATGAGTGCGGTTAGAAATTGTAGTGACGGAGTTCACGGACGAGGGTTATTAGATGATAATGCCATGCATATTTCTAGCATGTACAATGCACTGGTATATGAGAATGGAGTAATTAGTAAAGGTGTACGGAAAGGATTCCTTAAATCCGAGGGGAGATTGACAGTCAAAGCACTTAATGCACTCAAAAAAGCTTGGAGATATATGACTTCTAAGCTTGGAACGAGTGATGTTATTGTACTTAATAAAGGCATAACTTTTGAAAGCGCAGATAGTACGGCTGTAGAAAATCAGCTAAATGAAAGTAAACAAACAAATGCTGATTTAATTTATAAATTGTTTGGGTTTACAGACAAAACATTTATAGATGAGAAAGCATTTAATATTTTTGTTAAGACTACAATTATGCCAATAGTAAACTGCTTTATTGAAGCTATTAATAGATCCTTACTACTAGAAACAGAGAAAGGAAATTATTATTTCAGCTTAGACATGAACGATTTATTAAAAGCTGATATGTTGACACGCTTCAATGCTTATAAAACAGCACTTGAAAGTAACTGGATTAATATTGATGAAATTCGAAAACGAGAAGATTTATCACCAATGGGCATTGATTTTGTAAGTATGAACTTAGCCAATGTATTCTATTACCCAGATACTAAAAAAGTCTATACACCCAATACAGGTGCATTTGGGGACCTGACTACACTAAAAGCAGAGAAAGGAGGTGAAAATAGTGAAAATTGAGGTACGTAATGGTGCTGCCACTATTGAGGGTTATGTGAATGTAACAGAACGATTGAGTAAGCCAATCCGTGATGTAAGAGGTAATTTTCTTGAAAAAGTAGCACAAGGCGCATTTAATTCTGCCTTACAACGCAATAATAATGTAGAATTGCGTTTTAATCACCGCAAAAAATTAGGGGACCAAAAAGACGGTTCGCTTGAATTGCGTGAGGATAGCATAGGATTATACGCAAAAGCAACTGTAACTGATGCGGAAGTTGTAGAACTAGCAGAGAAAAGACAGTTAAAAGGCTGGTCATTTGGATTTAAGAAGCTAGAAGATGAATGGGAAAAACAGGAAAATATGCCAGAAATTCGCACATTGAAAGAGATTGATATGAGTGAAGTAAGCATTTTGTCTGTAAATCCTGCTTACATTGCAACTTCTATTAGTGTACGTTCTGATGCGGAGGAAGATTTACTAGAATGTAGATCCAATGAAAACGCAACAGGAAAACTAGAATATGATATTGAAGAACGTAAGTCTGATGATAATGAAAAAACCAGCAATCAAAAATATCATGATATTTTAAATAAAATTAAAGCATAGCATCCATTTGTGTGGATGCTTTTTTATTACAAGAAAAGAGGAAAATGTAATATGAAGAACTTTAAAAAATTAATTGAAAAACGTAATGCACTGGTTGAAGAAATGAACACACTTGTGAAAGTAGCGGATGAAGAAACTCGTGCATTGAATGAAGAAGAAACAACTAAATTTGAAGAACTTCGTGCAGAAGTAGCGAACATTGACAATACATTAAAACTTGCTAATGAAGAACGCAAATTGATGTCTGAAGGTTCTGATGATAATAAAGGCGAAAATGTAGATGAAAAAGAAAAGGCAATGGCAGAAGAACGTGCATTTGCTAATTTTTTACGTAGTGGCGAAACAACATTTTCTGATGTAGAAACACGTTCTGAAGTGAATCTATCTAAAGGTGATAATGGTGTAGCCATTCCTACAACAATTGCAGACAGAATCATTGCCACAGTAAAACGTGTTGCGCCAATCATCCAATTCTCTGATTTCTACGATGTAAAAGGTGATTTGGTATTTATAGTAGAAGATGAATCTACATCTAAGACTACTTGCGCATATGTAGGTGAGTTCCAAGAATTGGAAAGCACTACCAACAAATTCAAATCTGTAGTATTAAAAGGGAATGTTGTAGGTGTACTTACAAAAGTATCTAAGTCATTGATTAACAACGTTGGATTTGACATTGTAAATTATGTAATTACAAAAATTGCAGAATCGATTATTACATTCCTTGATAATGAAATGCTTACTGGCTCTACTAAAATTCAAGGGTTACTACAAGCTAAACAACAAGTAACTGCTGGCGCAGCATCTGCAATTACTGCTGACGATCTTATTGATTTACAACTTACAATTCCTCAAAAATTCCGTGGCAATGGTGTATTCATCATGAATTCAGATACGTTCAAAGCATGCTCCAAGTTGAAAAATGCACAGGGCGAGTATTTGTTGAATAAAGACTTAACAAATGGCTTTGGCTATACTTTGTTGGGCCGCCCTGTATTTGAGTCTGACAATATGCCAAAAATTGCAACTAAAGCTAAAGTAGCGGTATTTGCAGACCTTAAAGGCTATGCAACTAAACTTAGCGGAGATAGCGCAGAAATTACAGTTTTACAAGAACGATTTGCTACACAATATGCAGTAGGTGTTGCAGGATATATTGAAATTGACGGTAAGATTGTTGATGAGCAACGTATTGCAGTATTAGCAATGGCATAATAGGAGGAATTACATATGATGTATAAAGCATTGGTTAGTTTTAGTGGGGCAGTATCTGCCTCACAAGACAGCATCATTGAGATTTCTGATGCTGAAATTGCAAATGATTTATTGAATGCTGGATATATTGAAGAAAAAAACGAAAATACAGACAATAATAAAGACAATAAAAAAGGCAGTAAAAAAGATAACGATGAGGACTAGGATATGAAAGTTAGTGAACTAACAATAGAAATTGTATCTAACTATATTCGTGTTGATATTACGGCCGACACTAAACCTATCTTAGACATGGTATTATCTGCAGCAATTTCCTATTGTATGACATATATGGGAATAGCTGATAAGACTACACTTGATGATTATGAAGATATGCCTATTGCCGTATTGAGTTTGTGTGGTGAATTTTACGATAATCGTACATTCACGGCCGTTGAAAATGCGGTGGTAAACCCTACTGCACAGGCTATATTAGATAAGTATTCAATGAACTTATTATAGGTGAAATTATGTATAGAAAAGGTAGATTAAGCACTCTATTACAACATCAAGCAGAAATTCACGCTAACAGAAAATCAACTACTATGAATGAATTAGGGCAATATCCTATAGTTGATACAGTCATTGGCAATATACATTGTGGTATTATTCCACAGACTGGTAATCTATTAAGTGGTAGAACGGCAGAAACTACACTTGCTAGAACTACACATAAGATAGTGTGTAGGTATCGCAACGACATTGAACCAGATATGTGGCTAGTTATTGAGGGGCAGAAGTATAACATATTGTACGTTATGGATCCGTATCTTAATAAAGAGCGACTAGAAATATTTACAGAGGTAGTAATCTGATGAGTGTTGATATTGAAACAGAAGGGTTGAGCGAGTTTTCTCAAGAGTTGCTAGACATAGCAACTAAAGACTTTCCGAAAGATACAAAGAACTTCTTGCAACGTGCTGGTAATAAGTTAAAGGCTAATGCCAAAAACAACTATAAAAGCAGTACTACACAAGGAACAAAAAACCTTATCAAAGGCCTTAAACGTGATAGAGCGTATAAGTATGGTAAGGATGAGTGGCAAGTAAGGGTTAAGAATACCGCACCGCACGCATGGTTAGTTGAACATGGTCATGTGATGTTAGGTCATGCTGCACAAGGTAAACCTAAGCTTATAGTTGGTAACACAGGGGAAGCCTTTGTTAGAGGGAAGAATGTGATGGGGAGAACTGCAAAAGCCTTTCCGTCAGAATATCAAGGGTTAGCGGAAGAATTTATTGATAAGATGCTTAATGAAAAAGGTTTAGGATAGTGATAACTGCAGTTGAAATAGTAAAAGCATTAACAATAAAGTGCAGAGAATTGCTTCAATGTGATGTTAATGATAGAGATATTTCAGAGGGATTTACTAGACCATCTTTTTTTATCGAGGTAGTAGACTTCAATAATGAAGATATAGGCGAAATCATAAGAGGTGATACGCTTAATATCTACATTTACTACTTCAATGAAAAGCGTGAGATTGGCTATCTTAACTTACTTAAAGCAAGGGAAAGTTTGCGTGAGATGTTAGCAATGCCTGTTAACGTAGCAGATGGATTTAGTATAACTGTATCTGATATAGTCGAAACAATCAATAAGGCTGATATGTCATATATCACTAACTTTGATGTAACGATCTATCAAAACAGACCAGAAGCAGATGCACCTTACATGGAAGAGTTGTCAGTCAACGGAGAGTTGCAAAAGGCAACAGAACAATAGTTATAGCACCCACCATGTATGGGTGCTATTTTTAATGGGTAAAGGAGCATAAGATGGCGATTGGCTTACCAAATATTGATATTGTCTTTCTACAAAAAGCAGTATCTGCGGTATTACGTTCCGAACGTGGTACGGCTTTAATTATCGTTAAAGACGATAAACAAACTGAAATCGGTTATGATGTATTCAAATTTGAAGCAGACATTACTGATAAAAAATACAATGCCGATACAATTAAATTGTTGAAGCGTTGCTTCTATGTGAACGTAAACAAAGTAGTAGTGTTACACGTTCCAACTAAAACAACTGCATTTGCAGATATTAAACAAGTATTAGACCGCATCAAGTATAACTGGGCATGTACTACTGTTGCAGAATGGCAAACAGACTTAGTGTCTTACACTAAAAGCCGTAATGTTATTTCCAAAGGTCGCAAAGTTAAATGCTTAGTTGCTAATGTAGCGGTGGCAGATGATAAACATGTTGTAAATATGAAAGGTAATTTTGTACATGAAGCTGATGCGGCAGCTGGCAATAATGTTAAAATGACTGATTATTTACCACGTATTACATCTATTTTGGCTAACTTACCAATGAACCGTAGTATTACATACTATGAATTGGAAGATTTAGACTATGTGGATAACTCTTATGTTACTGCAGAAAAAGATGTAAACAAATGGACAGATGAAGGCTGGTTACTTCTTATCAATGATGATGAAGATAACGTAGTGCGTGTGGGCCGTGGTGTTAATACATTGACTACATTCACATCTACTGATACAGAAGATATGCGTAAAATCATCATTGTTGAAAGCATGGACTTAATTCAAGAGGATTTGTACTCTACATTTAAAAAATACTATGTAGGCAAGTATAAAAACCACTTGGATAACCAATACTTATTTATTTCTTCTGTAAACGCTTATTTCAAATCCTTAACTAAAGTAGTTAATGGTGAAATTCTAGATCCAGAATATGATAATCATGCGTTCGTTGATGTAGAAAATCAAAGACAGGCTTGGTTATCTGTAGGCAAAACAGAAGCAGAGGATTGGGATGAAGCGAAAGTTAAAGAAATGTCTTTCAAGTCCACTGTATTCATTGCTGCTAAAGTTAAAATTCTTGATGCTATGGAAGATTTGTCCTTCCAAATTACTATGGAATAAGGGGGTAAAGTATGGCAAGTAAAGACATTCATAATCAAATCTTACGTGGCCAATTTGGTAAAGTATGGATTGATGGCGAATTATATGCAAATGTTAAATCTTTTGAAGCTAAAATCTCCCTTAAATATGAAGCGGTAGACATTAATGGCGAAATGGGTGTGCATCAACGCTTGGTAGGTTTTGAAGGTGCTGGTACATTAGTACTTCACAAAATCGATAGCCGTGTAGCACAAAAGATTGCTGGTAAAATCAAAAATGGTAGTGTACCAGATATTAAAATTGTATCTAAATTAACAGACCCAGATGTAAATGGTGCTGAACGTATCGAATTAACTGGTGTTACTTTGGACGAATTAACACACGGATTTGAAAACAAAAAGGTACAAGAAGAAAGCTATCCTTTCAAATTTGCTGATTACAACTACTTAGACTTAATTCTTTAATATGTAGGCGGTGCTTAGTGCATCGCCTTTCCTTTTAATGTGAGGTGGATAATATATGGCTAAATTACAACTAGAAGATTTACTTAATCGCAATATGCAAGAGGGGTTTCAATCCAAAGACGTATATGTTAAAGGTTTAGGTGGTGAATTGACTGTAATTCATCAACCATTACCAACTGTGTTACGCATTATGGATGAAATCAAACAGGATGCTACGTTATCCACGGTGATGGATGCGATGGTACAACTTATCTATGCATGCGTGCCTTTGTTTAAGAATAAAGAATTACAAGCTAAATATGAATGTGCTGAACCTACAGATGTAGTATACAAAGTCTTAAACGATAGCGTAGAAGATATTACTGCATTAGGTGAAGCTATCTTGGGTATGTATGGTATTTCTAATCCAGTTGAAGATGTAAAAAAGCAATAAGAGCGGACAGGGAACTGACTATGTTCCGCTATTATATGCAAAAAGGCCATACATTATCCTCATTACTTGCATTAGATCCATTAGAACGCACGTTTTATTGTGCGTGCTTTGAATTGGATATGGAAGATTTAGAAAGGGGCAATAATGGCTAAAAGTATTAACGTATTACTTAGTCTTAAAGACCAATTCACCGCTCCTATGAAAAAGGCTGGGGATAGTGCCAAAGATACAGAACGTAAAATGGTAGCCATGAAAAATAAGTTAAGTAATTTTGGCAACGGAATTAATAACAAATTCTTAGGTATTGCTGGTAGTATCGGTAAAGTTGGATTAGCTATGTCAGGCTTGGGAGCGTTCGCTAGTGTTGGTGCTATTGTTGATTACGGCAAAAAAGCACTAGAAACGGCCAAAAGTGCAGAGTTATCTCAAACATTATTGCGTAATAGCTTGGCTAACAACAATTCCTTGTATGATAAATCCGCAGAGTCGCTAGATGCTGCACAAAAGCAGTTAAATGAATATGCATCTAAATGGGGGCAAGTAGGGGTTATCTCTGCTGGCACTATTCGTGCTGGGTATCAAGAGTTAAACAAATGGAATGTACCTGTTGATAAGGTAGAGGGTTTATCTGAAGCCTTAACTAACTTAGTAGCTGGTAAGTTTGGTATTAACGCTACAGCAGAAGATGCACAACTAGCATCACAGGCAATCGGTAGAGCGTTCAATGGTGATGTAGCTGGCTTAACTAAAATGAAGATACCTTTAACAGAAGCACAAAAGGAAATCATCAAGAATGGTACAGAAGCAGAACGATTGGCTGCTATCAATGAAGTGGTTAATGGTACATTCTCGAAACAGAATGAAATATTGGCTAACACACCAGATGGGCAACTCAAACGGATGAAGAACCAACAGGCAGCATTGATGGCTACGATTGGTAAAGGTCTATTACCTATGCAAAAGGCTTTTATTGATATGGTTAGCACGATAATGCCGATAGTTGCACCAGTTATTCAAGATATATTTAACACGTTTAGTGGTGCTTTCACATGGATCGCACAAGTTATTACAGAGAATAAAGAAACAATTAAGACAAATCTAACAGAAGGTATGAATGTAGTTAAAAGCGTACTATCTACTGTTGGTAGCGTTATTAAGTGGTGTACTGAAAACTTAGGGTTCTTAGTACCAGTTCTTAAAGTAATTGTTGCTGGCTTCGTTGCTTTTAATGTAATAGTTGGTGTAATTCCAATCTTGGTTTCTATATTTAATGCCTTTATGACTGTAATCAAAGTTGTAAGGCTATTAAGCATGCTAATGATGGCAAACCCTATTTTAATTGCAATTACTGCAATAGCAGTTGGACTGTATTTATTGATTGATAATTGGGAAACAGTAAAGGAAGTTGCATTATCTGTATGGGATGCAATTTCAAGCTATGCTTCCGAATTGTGGGAGAGCCTAGTAAGTGGATGTATGGAGTTCGTAAATAGGGTTATAGAAGTTGTTACACCTATTTATAACCGATTTATGGAAATCATGAGTCCTATCCTAGATGGTGTTAAACAAATATTCAGCGGCATCATTGATTTTATTGTTGGTGTATTCACAGGCAACTGGGATATGGCCTTTAGTGGGTTAGTTAAAATCTTTAGTGGCTACTTTGGAATTATCAAATCTGTTGCAGAAAATGTACTTGGATGGGTTCAAGATAAATTGCAATGGGCTGGTGAAAAAATAGATGCTATCAAAGAAGGTGGAGTATGGCTATACAACAATACTGTAGGCCGTGTAGTTGGTGGACATAATGCAACTGGTACAGAGTACTGGAAAGGTGGAGCGACATATGTCAACGAAAATCAACGTGGCGAAATTATCAATCTACCGAATGGATCACAAGTAATTCCACACGATGAAAGCATGAAACAATTAGCAAGTAGCCGTGGTAATGTAACAGTCAATGTAACAATACAAGGCAATGTGATTGGCAATGAAGATTTCATGGATGCGTGTGGTAGACACGTTACAGATAAAGTTATGTTAGCTATGGGCAATATGTAAGGGGTGTGAAATGAGTTTTCAAGATAACGCTAAAAGCGTAATGAAACAACGCTTAATGACGAAACAAGCGGACTTGCAAAAGTTAGCGGTAACTCGTGCTACTAAGTTTGCTGATAAGATTTCACATGGTCTAGTCGGTAAGATTTTAGATTATGCCGAACGAAAACCAACTACAGATATTGTGTTTCACTCTGAATTAACAGATGAATACATCACATTGCCTGTAGTACCTAACCCTTTACCTACAATTAATGAGCCACAAGCTAACGAAACATTTAATGGTCTTAGGGGTGATATTAAACTCATAGGACCGTTAGGACTTAGAACGCTAACCCTAGATAATATCTTGTTACCAATTAATAAGGATTACTCCTTTATTCGTGGTAATGGTAGCGATGGACTACAATGTTTGCAATTCTTTCAAGCACAGCGACAAATGAAAGCGGTAGTGCGTATATGTATCATTCAATCTGATGGTAACGAAATACTTAATATGCCATGTGTTATTAATGATTTATCCTATACATACGATAAAATCGGCGATATTAAGGCTACAATAGGTATTGAAGAGTATGTATATACTAACACATCAACTACTACTCAATCTTTGACTGGTGGCGAAAATAAGACTACAGATAGTAAGGCGGTTAAGAAATGAAGTTACAGTATACTAACACAATTAAAGATAAAGATGGTAAAGATGTTACTGAAACTCGTGAAATTACCGCTTATACAAATAACTATCAAAGGTCAGATGGTATTGATACATTAGGTCAAGAATTTACCTTTGATTTAGTAGATAATCCTTTTGACTTCAATCTTATGGGTACACGGCTTGCTATTGGTGGCAAGATTGAGTTTAGTAACCAACTTAGCAACAATAACAAGAGTGCTACAACGAAACTAAACGAAGAGCAGCAAGAACAAGTAGTATTTCAAGGGATTGTGGTTGCAGAGAAACAAAGCGGCGCTAACAAATATAGTTACACTTGTTTTGACTACTGCTTCTATCTCAATAAGTCAGAGATTGAAATTCAATTCAATGGTGTTAGTGGTCTTGAAGCTATCAAAAAGGTGTGTAGTGAAAATAACGTGCCTTTGGGTAATGTGGCTGATATTAAGACTAATATCAAGAAGATATATCAAGGTGAAACAGTATCAGACGTTATCAAGGATATTATCAAGCAAGCTACAGAAGAAATAGGCTATAAGTACCGCTTAGAATACCGAGAAGGCAAGATACACGTTGAGGACTACAAGGATTTAGTGCTAGATAAGGTTATCACTCAACCTATCAACAATTACTCAAGAGATTTAAGCATGGAAGATATGCGTAATAGCATTGTGGCTATATCTCAAAAGGAAAAGAGTACATCGGTTAAATCAACTATTCAAGATGATGAAAGCATCAAGAAATACGGCTTAATTAAGAAGATTGTTAAAGTTGATGATAAGAAACAAGCACAGACCGCTCAAATTGCCAAAAAGACCATTCAAGATACCAATAAGGTAGCTGAAAAGCTAAACCTAACATTATTAGGTGATGATACAGTAAGGAGTGGTCGCATTATTATAATTGATGATTACACAGTAGACATACACGATAAATTCATAGTAGAAAACTGCAAACATAATTATGGAGTTAACCATACTATGACATTGGATCTAAAGCGTGTAACTAAAGAACTTGATACAAGCAAGTACGCAACAAGCACTACTACAACTGTTACACCAAATGCAACAAATAGCACTGCTAATGCGACACAGGTTGATGCTGGTATGAACGCATTAAATGGCTATGAAAGTGTATATCGTGATAATGGATGCGTAGATATAGTGGTCAAGGCTGGTTCATATTACAGTCCATTTTTAAAGCAACAGGCGGATATGGGAACGGCTAATGTGGACATATTAGTCAATAACGCTCAAAATGCTGGCTATAAAGTAGAAGCCTTTAATGGTTATGCTAAGAAAGGCGATATTCTTGTATATGGGGATAATCAACACGTTATAATTTCCGATGGTGCTGGCGGTGGTTTTGGCAATAGTAGCAGTAAAGGTCATGCTATGTTTTACTCTGATGCCAATTATGCGTGGCATAACGGCGAAGCTCCGTCTAAAGTAATTAGAATGTCATAGGGGGATATATGGAAGAGTGGCACAGTCAAATGGCATCTATGTTTAAAGAGCGTACCAATCCTATACGAATAGGTGCTTGCTTGGGGGAAGTTATCAGTACTTCACCATGGAAAGTAGCTATCAGAGATGGTAAGTTTACGATAGATGCATCTAATGGTTATGTATGCTTTCAATTAATTCACCATATCACTACATACGCTTATCGACATAGTGGCCAAATGACACACAAAGGGTGTCCAGCTGGGCCTAAATCTGATTACGATGCACAGGGTGAGGGTAAGATAGTGCTTAATGAATTATGGAAAGCTGGCGATAAAGTATTAGTTATTCCTGATGAAAATGAGCAGCATTTCTTTATCGTTGATATTGTGAAAGAGGGGGTATGATGTTTCCTACAGATTACAACTTCACTAATTCCATTCAGTCTACGGCAACGGCTACCAACTCACAACATAAGGTTGGGCGGTCATTCAAATTCGACTATAAGACACATCGTTTTGTGTTTGAAGATGGTCGCAATGTAGAAGATACGCAGATTGAAGCAATTAAACAATGGATTGAGTTATTTATTCGTACTGAAATGAAGAAATACTTAATCTATAGTGATAGTTTCGGCTTAGATCTAACTAAACTATTAGGGTACAGATTGCCACGAGCATATAAAGTATCTGAAATAAAAAGAAGAATAACCGAAGGTATTATGAACAAAGTACCATGCGTTGTAGTTGTCAAAGATTGGCAATTCAATGCTGGTATTTTTTATTTCACAGTAGTTACTAATACAGGTGAAGAGGTGAAGATTGAACATGAGTTCGAACTATAGTGTTGATAGCATCCATAATACGATGCTTGAAAACATTGACGATGCGTATCAGAAAACAGAAGGCTTTCCAACGTATGACATAACGAGAGGTGAAGCGTTTGCTTTACTTGAACTGTGGAAAAAGGCGGAAGAAATCGAACGCAAACAAAACGTGGATAACTTAACAGGTGATGAACTAACAAGGGTAGTATTTCAACGCAAAGGAACACAACGAAAACTATCCACTAAAGCGGTATGCAATTTGCGTATCGTTGATGGTAATGGCACTATCCATAAGGGTGATTTGTTTGAAAGCGAAAGCGGTATTCAATATGAGTCGCTAGAAAACAAGGATGTAGTGAATAACTCTATCATCAAAATCAGATGTACTAAAGCTGGTGCAGTTGGTAATGTTCCTAAAGGCACAATAACTCAAATGCCTATTACTATTGCTGGTATCAATGCAGTTATTAATGATGATGCTGCAAAAGGTGGCGAAGATGAAGAAGCAGACGATGATTTGCGTGAACGCTACTATGAAGAGTTAAGAGAACCAGCAACGAGCGGTAACGATTACCACTATAAGCAATGGGCAAAAGAGGTAGAGGGTGTAGGTGAAGCCAATGTAATAGCACTTTGGAATGGTAATAATACTGTTAAGGTAGTTATTATCAATTCTGATAGAAAGGCAGCTAGTACCGATTTAGTTAGACGTGTACAAGACTACATCGACCCTAACAGTAAAGGTATAGGTGATGGGCAAGCACCAATAGGGGCACATTGTACTGTAGTTAGTGCAACAGAAGTGCCTATCAATATTGATGTTAGAGGTGTACAACATACCACATCTGCTACTAAATCAAGTATTACATCTGACATTACTGATGCGGTTACTGCATACCTAAAGAAAATAGCCTTTAAGCAAGATTATGTATCGGTGGCACAAATCAGTAACATCATTATCGATAGTGCTGGGGTTACTGATTATGAAAGCGTTACTGTAAATGGTAAGGTTAGCAAGATTAATCTAACTAAGGAACAAGTTGCCGTCTTAGGTACAGTTAGCGTGGACTTAAATGACTAATACAGATTTCAAAGAGTATGCACTAAGAGCCATTAATAAGATGTATCGTAATGATCCATGGGTTAGAGAGTTGTATCAAGCAGCAGGCATACAACTGCAAGATATAGACGAACTACTCGATGTGTTACTAGATAATGGCTTCTTTGATGCGGTAGGCGAACGTGGTTTAAAAGTTTACGAAAAAGATTTAGGTATTAAAAGTGAAGGTACAGTTGAGCAACGAAGAGCCATAGTACAAATGCTATGGAACAATAACGGCAAATGTACCCTAGACAAAATTAAAGCTATTGTTAAGACATTCGTACTTGATGATGTAGATGTACGTTTTGAAGATGGTGTATTGAAGTTAGAATTTAATAATTCTAACTTTGTATATGCTATTCCTCAAATTCGTAAGAACCTAACTGTAGTTAAGCCATCACATATAGGGTTAAGCATTGCCGATGTACATAGTGCAGATGGTGAAATATATGCTGGTGGTATGGTAACTACATTTGAAATAGTAAACATTAACCCTATGACTGGATTTGATGCGGACTTAGACGATGCACAAATTGGAGCGGCTGCATATTTAACTATAGGTAATGTAATTAATCGTATTGATTGTTAGAGGGGGTAAAGGATGCCTAGTCAATATCCACAAAATGTAATTACTAAGCAAGGTTTGGCAATGATTGCTGAAAGTCTTGCGACAAAGAAAAATTTAATATTTACAAAGGTAGTAGTAGGTGATGGTGATGCATCTGATAGTTCATTTAATACTATGGAAGATGTTATTTCTCCTAAAATGAACCTACCTGTAACAAGCGGTGTAGATGAAGGTAACGGCCAATATCTTATTACCGCTACACTATCTAATAACAATGTTAATGTAGGGTTCTTTCCTCGTGAGGTAGGATTATATGCAAAGGTTGATGGTAAGACTGAACAGTTATATAGCTACACTAATGGGGGCAACAATGTAGGATACGTGCCTGACAAAACATCTCCTATTGATAGTGAAATCTATAAAATCCGTACAGTTATCGGTAATGCTAAGAATGTAACTGTTAGTTTGTCTGATAGTACATTTGTTACTCATGGCGAACTAAATCGGTGTGTGTTGATTGGATCTAATACATACTTCAAAGATGTTCGTAAAACTGATACAGGTATGATTTTAGTTCGTGGTGATGATACTAATAAGCCAGTAGACTTTATTACAAGTAACTACAATGATAGCGACTTGAAAAAAGTTTTAAGCCTAGGAGCATTAAAAGGCTTATTGGGGCAAGGTGGTATTGTAGCATCTAAATTAAGTGCAGATGGGGGCTATGTTAAATTTGCCAATGGATTTGTACTACAATGGGGGCTAACGTGGTTCGATGGCGCTAGTACATTCAAAGATGTGGTTATGCCTATCAGTTGTAATGTATTAGTTGCCCTTGTATCTGATGATGTAGCAAATATAGTTACACAGGGAGATGAGTTTTATGTATGTTGGAATAGTGGATTTTCTACTAACAACAGAACAAAACTTCGTTTCTTAACTAATCGTGGTAATACTGGTAACTTCACATGGATTTGTGTAGGTAAAGCATAGAAAGGGGAACACATGAACCAATATGTATTTATATTAAATAAACAAGGCGAACGTATTGCAACGCTCGTTGACAATTTAGTCAGTAAAGATGAATTGATGAGCCAAGCTAAAATGCAATTTCCTAATGCTAGTTATGTGTACTCTTCTAATGGCGATAATATGCTAGATGCCTTTATGAGTGGCAAGGTATATGTAGATGGCCAATTTGTAGAACCGCAAGTTAAGGCACCTACTAAAGCAGAGCAAGTAGCACAAATCAAAGATTACTATGATAAGCGCTTTGATGCTCTCGAAAAAGCTGCATTGCGTAGACGATTGGCTAATGCAGATATTACCGATTTACAAACGCAATACAAAACCTTGCAAGCTGAAATGGTGGATAAGATTAAGGAGGTGAAATAGTATGGAAGAAATCAAAAGCAATGTACCTGTAATGCACTTTTGTGAGTGGTGCTATGCAACATTAAATGAAGATGGAACTTGCCCTACAGATGGGTGTATTCACAATGATTTAATGGATTTAGAAGAGGTGGACAATGATAACTGAATATAACATTGACATCCTACAAAATGAAGATATTGTTATTGAATTTAATATAGACCAGCCATTAATTAGTGATGATCTATTTGCTTGTGTTCGCAAATACCCTAGTGAACAAAACTATTTGGCCGCATTTGAAATCAATGTAGACACAAAGGAGCAGTCCGCAACTGTTAACCTAAAAGCTAGTAGCGAACATTTAAGCGTTGGAAAGCATTATTATGATGTGTGGATTTGGGCGAACAATAAGCCTAAGAAATGCATTTTAAAAGGTGTAATTAATGTAGGTGAGGGTGTATCTAATAGGGGTAAATTATGATTGATATTAAAACAACAAATGAAGAAAAAGCAATCAATGTTAGAAGCCCAATTTCGGTAGAAAGATTTGTAGGACCACCAGGAAAACCATTTACATATGAGGATTTTACAAAAGAACAATTAGAAGCATTGAAAGGGCCCAAAGGTGATATAGGACCTACACCAGATACATCGGAGTTTTTAATTAAAGGGGACCTTGAAATAATTATTGTTGAATTAAAAAAGATAAATGGAGGAAATTAATTATGACAAGACCAAAACAAGCAATTATTAATGATTTAATGAGTGAATTAGATAAATTTGGTGGCCATATCACACAAATTAGAGATGCCATTCAATCTAAGGGTGTATCTTCTGAGGGTAAATTATTCAAATTCGCTGAAGAAATTAACAGTATTGAACCAGCAAGTACGTATGCCTATGTACTAGATGCTGTAAAGCGTGCTAATGAGAAGGGGTACTCTGATAGTGAAGTAGTAGAGATTTTAAATGGTTTGACCAATAAAAACCAACCGCCTCAACCGCCAGTACCACAACCAGACCCTAACTTTGACCCTATAACTGCTACAGAAATCCCAGCTAGACAATTCTACGACCGTAGTGATTTGGAGGGCGAATTAATTTGCCCTAACGTCATCAAAGTTGGGGTAAATGCGTTTACTGGATGTGAGTATAGCATTGTGAAATTGCCAAAAGCTACTGATATTGATACTGATGCTTTCGGAGTTTCTGAAATCAAAGTATTAGAAATTCCGTCCTTTACTTGGAAGGACAATAGCTTAATCCTCAGTGATAAATATGGTAATAAATACGGCCCTAACAAAATCATCGTAGCTGATGACTCTGTGCCACCTTCTGACATTAGTATTAATAAGATTGATTTAGAAGTATATAATCATAACTCGACCAAGAAGTGGGATATCTATACTAAAATGTGGAAGCCAGTGTAATACTTTAGTAAGGAGATAATTGAATGTGGACATGGCAATTTCAGTTAGATGATATTCTAACAACATTAACTATTGTTAGTATAGTCGCAGGCCTTACCTATAAAGTATTGGTGCTTCCGTTATTGGAAAAACGTGATTTACAGCATTTGCAAGACACCTTAGTCTTTCAAGAAAAAATGGGGGTTTTAACAGAAACCCTCAATGACTTGAAGAATGAAATCAAGTTATCAAGGGAAGAACGTGTTAAGGCCTTCACGGAACATGTGAAACTAGCTACAAGGGTTAATGGAATGGAATCACGATTAGATGAGTTAAAGGAGGATCTACATGAACATACCACCAAATCTCATCAATACAGTTAAAAAATCATATCAATCTGTAAGGGTGGCTAACATCCACCCTACAGGGGTTCTTGCAACAAGGGCACTAGTACTAACAATGCTAGTGCCTATTTTATTGGTTGTAATTGAGTACATAATGGCTTTTATTAGCGGTTATGTATCCGACGAAACAAATAAACTAATTAACGTTGGGATAAATATCATAGATCATATCTTTATTCCATCTGTGCTAACCGCATTAGTAGGATTTTTAGCCTTATGGATTGATAAAGACGGAAATGGTATACCAGATAAATTAGAAGAACCAAAGCTACCAATACAAAATATTACAGAAAGGAGTGATAAAAAATGAGAAAGGGATTTGATATTTCAGCATGGCAAGAAGATTATAACGGCAACCCTTATTTTACTGTTGAACGAATGGAGCAAGCAAAAACAGAGGGCAATGACTTTGTAATTATTAAGTTAGGGGAAGCGTTTAATGTAGATGAATATTTTGAACAACATATTACTGCAGCATTAGAAGCAGGCCTAGATGTAGGGGTATATTATTTTAGCCACGCATATACAGAAGCAACGGCAGTACAAGAAGCGGAATGGGTAATAAACACATTAAATGCTTATGGGTATACTGATTGGCATTTACAAGCTGGGATTTGGTATGACTATGAAGAACACAGTCAATTGCGTGCATATATTAATGCAGGTGCATTGACTTCACAGGATATGACTAATTGCATGAGTAGATTTGTAAATAGATTATGGCAAGCAGGATTTAATAATGTAGGCATTTATAGTGGATATTCCTTGTTGTGGGATGAAACATATGCATATAGTCAGATGCCAAGCGTTCCAGTATGGTGTGCACAATATGAACCTAAATGTGATTATCCAAATGTTAAAATATGGCAATATAGTGATAATGGATTAGTTGCAGGATTAGCGGTTGATGTTAATTATATGTATTAGGGGGTAAATATGTATGAGAAGTTTAAAACTATATTTTTTACCTATAGGGGCCATTGTGCTGTTATTTTGGTGCTTATGGTTTGCATCATCTGTGTATGGTTCTATGCCAACAGAACCAGTAACATTGACACCACAGGAATACGCAACGCTGAAAACGAACTTCGACACGCTAGAGAGTACAATAAACAATCAATTGACTACAATCAACGAGTTAGAGATGCAGTTGAAAGTAGCCAAACTCTCAACGAACGAACAGAAGCAAGAATTAATAGAAGCGTTGAACTTAATCAACGAACAGAAAACGCAATTGACACAAGCACGGAACTTACTGCAAAAGCAAGAACAGATGCTGAACGAGCAAAAGCTATCATTAACGAAAGCAGAACTATACTTAGAACAGCAGAAGAACGAAATCAAAAAAGCGAAGATGCAACAACGAAATAGTAAATTATTAAATATATTATTAGGTGGTACTGTAATATATTTAGTTGCTAAAGATTAAGGAAGTGATCCATACATCTCCGAGTTACACGGTTTGTAACAATATTTTAAGTAGTGTTATAATATATATACCAGTACTTGCAACGCTACAGGATTATGAAATAATCACAGCGCACCAGAGCGAGTCTTTTTTTAGGGGGCAACTTATATGTTGCCCCTTATTTGTTTGCCCCTTTATTGCCCCTTTATAAAATAATGATTACATATAATGCAGTAATTAATAGGGTCGCGAAGCAAAAACCCTCAATCCGCACCATTTCTACTTGTTGATTAATAGATTGTAACGAATTGTAACAAATCGTTACAGATAAAGCATTTACAAGGATATTTGAAATATAAAGAGTAACAGATTGTAACGCATTGTAACAACAATTTGCCCTTTATTTGCCCCTTTTATATGAGAGTAAAAAAAGCCACTGCACATGATGCGGTGGCTTTTAGTATAAGGGTAATTTATTATCTGTAATATAAATAAAATGAATTGATAATAAGTAAAAGGATATTGTACTATATAATAAAGTTATGAATTTTATAGAAGTGAGGCAATAAATATGATAGGGAAAGGTAATACAGCGCGAATAACAATAGCATACACAGGCCCACTAGTTGATGATGGAACAATGGATGTTAGGGATTTAGGTCCAGCATTAATGGCATTAGGCAAATTAGTAAATGATGCCAATAAAATTTTAAATAATGATAAATCTACAATTGCTGTTAATGTAAATGCAGATTTTCAAAAAGGTTCATTTGAAATTGCATTTGAGTGTGTTAGAACTATTACTGAACAATTAACATCTTTGTTTGCTCCTAATGTTACTGTTGATGAATTATTGAAATACTTAGGGTTAGCAAGTACATTGGGATTGCCTAATTTAGTAGATTTAATAAAATGGGGATATGGCAAACTCATAAAAAATGTAAAGAATAATAATGATGGAACTGTAACTATAACAGATTCAAACAATGAGAATATAATTGTAAATATAAATGTATTTAACACTTATAAAAACATTGATATTCGTGAGAGTTACGATGAGTTATTAAAACCAACACAACGAGATGGAATTGAATCTTTTGAGGTAAGGGATTATTCAAGTGGTGAAAAAAAGGTAGTACAGAGCATTACAAAAGAAATATCAAAAGCATTTGAATTTGATGCTAGTACTATTGAAGATGATACTAAAATATCAGTACAGGAAAGTGATCAATGGGTTAAATTACTGAAAGTAGATTTTGAGGATTTAAAATGGAGATTACAATCTGGTGAAATTAAGTATTATGCTACTTTTCAAGATGAATCATTTTTAAATGCTATTGAGGAGGGGCGAATTTCATTCACGAAAGGTGATATGCTTCAAGTTAGGTTGGAGCAAACTCAAATAGTAAAGCCAGATGGTACAATAAAAAACGATTATAAGGTTATTAAGGTATTAGACATACAAAAACGTGCTAAAGAAATACCATTACCATTTGATGATGTGTAAAAATATAAAATTATAACAATAAACGACTATTAAAATTGTACAGTGACTTGAATATATTAGTATATTGTTGATAGAGTCTAAGTATAATATATTATTAGTGAGATTTTTTGACATATTAGAAAAGAGCGCCAAAGCTTAATACTTTGGCGCTCTTTCATTTATTATTGTCTTTAGACTGGTTCGCGACGTAGTCGCGAATCATAAAACCACCCGCTATGCGGGTGCGGCAACGAAAGTTATACAAAAAAATCACCTTGCTTAAGTATAATGTAGGTGTTCAAGCCGCATTATATGCAAAAGAAAGGTGATTTTATATGGCAACAAAGACACAGAGTCTTGCGCACACAAAATGGTTATGCAAATACCACATAGTATTTACACCTAAGTATAGACGTAAAGTTATATATAATCAATATAGAAATAGTTTACGTGAAATATTGAGGCGTTTATGTGAATATAAGTGCGTCAAGATTATAGAGGGGGAGCTCATGGCAGATCATGTGCATATGTTAGTATTAATCCTACCTAAAATAGCAGTTTCATCTTTTATGGGATATTTAAAAGATAAAAGTGCACTTATGATGTTCGATAAACACGCAAACTTAAAGTATAAATTTGGAAATAGACACTTTTGGTCCGAGGGATATTATGTTAGTACAGTAGGTTTAAATGAGGTAACAGTAAGAAAATATATACGTGAGCAAGAGTTACATGACCAAATGAAGGATAAGTTAAGTGTAAAAGCATATGAGGACCCTTTTAAGGGTAGCAAGTAATACATAGCCCCTTTGAGGGGAAGGTTACGAGTCAATGGCTATGCGGCTTGAACGTAGTGAAAGCCAGCGCCTTTAGACGCTGGCCTAGTACTACGGGCTTATAGCCCGTGAGCAAACCACCCGTTTTACGGGTGGTTCTGATTGGTATTGCCAGATGGAGGTTTTCATCGTAAAACAGAAAATAATGATACAAAAAGATGGTCTGTAGGAGCTAATCTAAGTATGAATGGTGGCGGTGTCTTAGGATTTGATGCTAACTATAATAAAGGTATGCAAAGAGAAAATACCGAGAAAGTATCATACGCACCTTCTTGAATAACAGCTAATTATGCCGGTGTAACGGAGCAAGCCAGTATCTTTGCAGGTAAGAATGGTTATATAATTACTACAAAAGGTACTACTATATTAGAAGGGGCCGTTATTGACAGTAAAGCTGCTGTAGAAAAGAATACATTATCTACCGGTCACTTAGTTATGAAAGATATAGAAAGTACGGCTGAGTATTCCTCGAAGAATACTGGTGTGAGTTATAATCATATAGGAAACTTTAAGTCTCTGAGCCAAGCGGGACAAGATGCGGTATATAATTTGTTAGGACTTTTACCGAAATTATTACCTGAATCGAGGGATTCCGTACATAGCACTACTAAATCTGCTATTGCTGATGGTACAATAACTGTGCATGATGAATCTGTAGATATACGTACTATATCCAGAGATACCGCTAATAGTCTTAATAAACTAGACAAGATTTTTGATAAGAAGAAAGTAGAGGAACGACAGGAATTAGCCCGATTCTTTGCTAAAGATGCATTTGAACAATTGCATTATTGGGAACCGAAAACAAAAGAAGAGAAAGTGGCTAAAGCGATTGCTCATGGTGTAGTGGCGGAAGTTTCCGATCGAGTTGCTGGTAATAAAGCGGGCAGCGGTTTCTATGCCGGAGTTACCAATGAGGCATTAATTGGAGAAATTCAAAGTATTGCAAAAGAAAAATCTGATGTAGCCCAATCCTTAAGTGCTTTACTAGGTGCTGCTGTAAATGGTAGCCTAGGCCGTTCACCAGTGATAGGTACAGCTGAGGCACAATATGGCACTAAATGGGATGCATCATGTGTTATTAGAATCAATAGTGAACTTGTACTTGATGAATATATAAATATTATTGTACCAGTAGAATTAAATGGAACAGGTCAAAACCAAGCATATGTACGGTGTAGAAATTTTGGTAATCAATATCAGGCGTATGGTTTTTTGCCGAGGAGAACGCCGTTATTCAATTTGCAGAAAAAGGGGCACAGTCGAGAGGGCAAGAGGTAATAATTAATTCTGATAGAGGTTATTCGAATATTGATGAATGGATTGGATTAGTTAAGCTTTTAGTTCCTATATTGACTAGAAGTGATAATGAAGGGATAGAAGTAGCTGCTGATGCTAATAATGTGAGCCCTTTTTCTCCAGTATCAAGTGTTATAAATAATGCGCCTAAAAACTTTGCTACAGGTACTTTAACTTATGTAGGTGAAAATGCTTTTAGTAAAAGTGTGGAAAAGGCTTATTTAGTCACATCGAGACTGATGTATAATAACATTAGAGTTCGAGATGCAAAATTTAAGTTGAGTGAAGCTGGAATAAAAGGTACTGCAATTGATACAGAAAAAGAGTGGTTGGAGAAAATAGATAAACCGCTTGAAGAGGTAGAAAGAGAACGTAGAGAGAAAGCTAAAAAGTATTTGCCGTTTTAATTAAAGAGGTACTTTGGTAGAATATGTTTTTATTATCATATATTGAAAATATATCATTTAGTCATCTTATGATGATGATATTTCTAATTATGTTTCTTATATATTTTCTTATAAAATTATTATTGGAAATCTTAAAAAAAATATGGC